TTTCACATTAGCAGGGAAGACTGCGAGCGGATGTGGCCCATTGATTACGCCCAAGGTAGCGACCTCAGGAAACTTATCAATATAACTTAAATCATATTCGCACTTAAAAAAGCTGCAGTAATTGATGCCAGGTCATCAGACCATTGATACCCTAAGAAATAAAACGGCTCGTTAAATAATCCGCAATCCTCATCAGTTATGCTTACAACACTCATCAAAGTGAGTGATATGAGAGTGAGATCATAAGATTCGTAAGACGCTCTCAGCCTTACCCCGCCCTTTCTCCTTAGTATCTCTTCTCCAAGAGCATAAGCGGTAGATTCAAGCTGAATATCGGGAATAGAAATGCTTTCTACTGGTCTAGGCCCCCATCGGTTGTAGCTAGCACGCGCAAACTCATTGTTAAGACGATTTATAGTAATGCTTTCAGTGTTATTTGCTGCAGAGCCAGACACTCCGAACTGAACGACAGTTTCATTTACGATGTCGCTGAGAGGTGTTTGAACAAGCTCCGATCTAGTGGAAAGTTCAATGCCATAAGAAAGAGATCTTACAGGGGAGGGAACTCTTGCTGGGATGCCGACGTTCTGTATTGAGAAAGTCCCAGACATTGGGCCACTAACAAAAGGAAACTGAGCCTCTAGTCGGCTCGAAAATATCCCTTGAAGAGTTTGCCCCTGGGCTCTCGCGTTCACAACAATCGATGGCGAATAACGATTCAATTCCTGCAAAGAGGGTGACGTGTGTTGCCAGTTAATATAAGACTGAGGCACAGATGATTGCGTCTGATACAAATCAAACAGAATGTCTCCGAGTCCGGTTAAGGCTCCACCCCCAGGACCAGTCTTACCAACAACAGTAGTGAAGTATACCTCAGACTCATTGAAGCCCTTAAGCGCATCGTCGTACACCTCTTCAAAGGTGTCATCACTGTCTTTATATCGGATAGGCACCGTCACATAACTGATGGAGCCCCCGAGCCCATCAGTTTCAATGAATCCGATCGCGTTTTGAAAAGAGCTCACAGTTAGTGTGATGTTGTTCCACTTCGCCTCCAGCATGAAATCTCCAAAGCTGGTTGAGCCAAGGCTGTCGTCGCCAATAATTGGATGTTCCGCTATCGGAAAAATAAATATCTTATATCGAATAGTGTTAATCTCTAGGCGATAGTGAGCCAGAGGCTCGATTGATACGGATGGGTTTCTTCCATAAATAACAGGCACGACTGAGTCGGAGGCGTTATCACTAAAGAAGAGGTAAAGATCACCGGGATTGTACGAGCCCCCAGCATCAAGCGGCACCTCAAGACTTTGAAAGACATAGCTAGCAAAGCCTGGGTTAGAAGGTGTGCCAAAAACGGATCTAAACTCCATCGCTGGCTTCAAAACCGTTATCTCCTGAGTAAACCCGCCCGCTTCAGTAGCAACAAATGAGACACGCTCCACGAACCGACCCTCGTCCATATATCCACGACTGGGCATAGGTATTGCCGCCAAGTCCTGTCTTGGCGAAAAGCTCAACTCCAAGGTGTCCTCATTCAAGCCGAAGGATGCGGAGTCTACCTGGCCTATGAATGTTTCCACAACACCAGTACCCTCAACTTCTATCCACATGCGGCATGGAGACCCAGCCAGTCTTCGTCGAGTAGAAAGAAACTCCCCAGCCATTTCATCACTAACAATTTTGACTCCAAAAGATCCCGTGGATATAGAGACGGAGATGGGGTCTACCTGAACTCCTGGCGCAGAGAGGGAGATAATTGAGTCAATAAACACATAAGTCTCTCCCTCAAATTCTTTTGCCCCAGGGTCTCCAGTCGTCACACATAGCGGGCCTGAGTCAAGATCAACAACGATGTATGCGTCAGCTCTCATCCGACGATAATCCCCTGCTTAGTATGAATCACGTTGACATGGCCCTTCCCAGGGGTGTCTATGCTTCTTCCGGGCACAATGACGCCGCCCTTGCCCGCCTTAAACATTCCCCTTATTTTGCCGTAGCCCACCGACATTCTGCCAAGACTTCTGTCTCTTGCGAAGGCAATAGCCTCTTCCTGAAACTGAAAATCTGTACCGCTTAGCTTTGGCTCCGAGAATCCATCCAGCTCAAACACGTCCCACTTTATAACGCCGCCTACGGCTCTACCTTTAACTAGGTACTGTTTCTTTTCTTGCTTCTGTCTAATTTGGGCAGCGTCCTTATCAGAGTTCTGACGCACAAAAACTTTGCGAACCCTACCTGCATCGCTTGAAAACAACGACCTAATTCTACTGCTGACTTCTTTTGCGTATTTACTCACCGCTTGAACCCCTTTGGCTCGCCATCTTGGGCTAAAGCCAGCATCCATCTTCGTATAACACGGGCATCATCAATCGTAGGAGCAAGTCCCGCGTATCGCTTTCCAATAGTTACCCGCTGTCTTTTGCTCAGCTTCTTATTGCCAAGAACGCTGTAGACCTGCTTTAAAAAGTCAAACCTTTTTGTCTTACCGTGAGGAACTCTTATCAAGCTCCTGGCAACAAAGCTCGGTCTAGGCTCTTTCCACTCGTCACCTGTATCAAGATTCTCATATTCAATATTCGAGCCCGTCTTGATCACGGTTATGAGAGAGAGTCCCCTCCAGAACTGATCCCCCTTGTTTATTCGGAGCCCTCGTTGCTTTTTCTTAAGGCTGCTCTCGATTTCACTTCGGACGGACACGATTCAAGTCCCCTATCAGGTCAACTAAGCGGTTAAGGGTGAGGCTTTCAGCAGCAATCCGAATGTTGGCGCTTTTGCCCCTAAAAATCCACCCATCAAAACGCGCAACCTCAACCGTTTGAGTTACACCATAGACCCCCTTAAAGGGCGCAGGCTCAATGAATATGGAAAGCCTTCGATCCTCACACCAAGTCCTCTTCGATTTGGTTATTTCTAAGGCTTCTACCAGAACGGTCTGATCTACTAAGCAGTTCTTTTGGAAGATCGACACCTTGTCATAAACAAACAGTCCCCAGCCTAAAAGCCTCCAGATTAATCGTTTCATAAGAATGCTACCTCCCCAACAGCAAAATCCATGTCGGCATCTTGAAGAAGGCTTAGAAGCATATCAACCTCGTCCTTTTGCCCTCGAATCCATACGCCTGAAAAGCCTACAATTTTTTCCATTGAGTCATCTAGCCCACCAACTTCAACAAAGATCTCCGTTGAACCGAGAATCTCTAAAGCCTTTCTCAGCACTGAAAAGGTTTTTACCGCTCCATCTGCCACGAGGTTCACCGTAGAGAACGTGCCTACTTTTGGAACCGCTTCGGGGTCTCTTTCCATCTTTGGAACTCGCGTCGTTCGTTCCGGCATCTTATCAAAAAGTTTTATTGCCTGGTCCAGCTCGGACAAAGCCTTGCCTATGTCGGCACGGTAAACCGAAGGCCCGTCAATGCCAGCCATAAAAATCTGCTCGATGTTTTGCTGAGATATGTCGGCCCGTGTAATGATGGATGAAGGATTATACCCTGCAGCGGAAGCAAGAGTGGGAACAGAGGCGATGCGATCTATTTGTGCAGAGATGGACTTAGCCTCGCTATCAGATTTATCAGCATCTGGATTAGAAATGTTGTCAGCGCCCAGAGAGACACGGCGTAAGAAAGAGCGTTGCAGCATAAGGTCTTGTAGCTTGCGAACATTTGCGTCAACCTCTTCATTCTCTTCTACCTCACCGTCTTCGCCAGCATTCATCCAAGACTGGAGCCTGTTGGCTGGCTGAACCTTCTTAGGCCCACGAACAAAAACCAAATGACAGGCGCAGTTAGTCTTACAAATTGTATCACCATTGCCTGGGACCGTCGGCAGCGTATCCATTGTGTATGGTCCTGACGCAGCGATTGCAATGCAATCGGGACAGTGTTCCGTCGCGCCAAGCCGCCACCAAATTTTATCATCCCTCATGCTTCCATGGACGGCGCCTGCGTTGAAAGCCCCTCGCAATGCTTGAGCATACATGTTGGATCTCGCACCGACACCCATAGCACCACGCCTATCGGTATACCCCGTAGAATATTCTTGTGCGAACTGGTTCGCAAAGGCTGTATGTTTATCCAGAATCTTCTTAAATATGGGTGCGTCAGCAACAATCTTCTCAAACGTCAATGAAGATGCGTCCTGCCGCCCTCTAGACCCGTAGCCCTTCCTAAAGGAGCGTGCCATTGCTGCCGAAAGGGCCGTTGCCCAAGCCTTTTGAAGCCGAGCAATCTGCTCAGGGCTAGCGCCGTCACCAGCAGAAGATCTGTCAAAGTCTGTGAGGGCAAAGTACCACTCTGCGTTAAATACGTCTTTTATCTTTTGTATTTCAGAGTTGGCGCTTGCGGTGTTCTCAACAAGCGGCTCTGCCTGTCTCGCCAGATTTCGTAATACAGAGGCCAAATAAGATACTGTAACATCTTTTCTCTTTTTAATCGCTTCCATTAGTGGATTCCACCGCTTCCGCTAAATCATTCAGCAACTGCTTGACGCCGAACTCTCGATCTCGATAATCCGCGAGACGAGTGGACGACTCCTCTACCTCTCGCGCTGCGGACAGGCTCATAACGTCCTCGTCACTCAACCCAAGGGCATCCTTCAAAACAAATTTGAAGTCGATGCCGAGATCGTTCACCAAGATTCGCGCAGTTTGCGCTCGCACATAGTTGGTATCCGCCTTCATCTTCTCATCAAAGCTAGAAACCTTTGGCATCTTGATCTTGTATTTCACAGATGGGCGCACCCCTGCGGCTGCAATCCCTCTCTGGATCACAGTATGGATTAGCTTCACAACCTCTTGCTGCTTCCGTCGGACAGTTCGCGCAAACTGGAGCCCCTGCTGCTCTAGGGTGCTTCTTGCGTTGACGTTCTTCTCAAAGCCACATAAGGCAGCCGGAACCCCCGTAACAATGAAAAACTTGTCCTGCATGAACCGCAACATGTCTATGATTTGCCGCAGATCGGCAGGCGGGTCGTTGTGAAAGCTCGGCTTTTCTTGTCCTTCCCGATAAGGATAGACCAGATCATCCATTGCAATCAGGCTGGTGATACGTCTACGCATCTTGCCGTCTTTATCAAAAACCTGCTGGCTCCACTGCCCGCTTTTGAGGTTTTCAAGGAAATCATCAACCTGATCTGGCCTGATATTGCCAGGCATAGGATACGTCACAGATTTACGAGCGGCAGCCTGAAGAATTGAAAGCAAGCTCAGCACATCTTCCGCAGCCTCGCTCTGACGCCACAACTTCCTAGCAGTGGCGTACATGCTGCGACCATACCTGTGCCCTCGGGCCTTGTCTGGCGCATAATGAACGACCTGAACAGGGCTAAGCATCACAGGATCACCTGTTTTGAAGGCCCTCGGTATAAATCCCGTTCGATATCCCACAATTTGTGAATACGAATTACAAATTACGTCCGTTGCCATCGGTATAAGGGGGCGCTCTGCTACTAAAGAGCTTGAAGAAAATATTAACTCCGTAAAGCTGTCCCCAAGAAGCGTCCCCTCTTTGAATATGTGGACAAAAAATTCTATACCGCCCACCGCCGAAAGGATTGACTCCACGATGCCCTTGTAGCTCTCTTCCGCATCCTCGTCGAACTGAATCGTAACACCCTCAACGCTGTCCCCGCCGAAAACGAAGTCCGTCAAGACCTGCAAGGCGGTCGCCATCTCTGGGACCTCGTCTCGAATCTCCCTGAAGTCTGTGTATCGAGCTCGTCGAGATCTGTCATAGTCCTCTTGATTAAGGGACTTCATCTGGGCTGACATTCGTCTAGCTCTTTTCTCAGCAACGCTTGACGCTGTCGTATTGTTTAGGTCTACACCTATTGCTCCATACTCTGATGCGACCACTTCGGGGGTGCCCTTAAAAAGACGCATCATTCTGTCTGACAGCCGACGCGCTAAGCGTCCGTCCGGCTCAAATTTCTTTGCCATTGCGGGTGACTCCAGTTGTTTACCTATATTTTAGAAGAGTATGACCAGTTTGTCTATACAAGTCGCAGCATACGTTTTCTGGGAAACAAATGTTCGGCTGAATTGTATTGAGATATTCGCCTTAAAGCCTGAGATGTGGCGTCTACTTGGTCATCGTTCCTTCCTAGCGGGAACTGTAGGAGCTCGACGAGATAATCCTGTAAATATAGGGATTTCTTGTGCAAAACGACCTGACCTGCCTCAAAAAGCGGAGAAACTGCACTTAAACGAGCAACCTTGCTGCCTTCTGGACGCACAGGAATGATGCCGTTGAGAGATTTACGCAGCGTATCTATAATCGCGGGACCGTTGGCAGCATCCTCAATGAGGATTTCCGTACACTGCGGATAGCGTCTAGACAAACGCTCTATTGCGGCTATTGTTTGAGTGAATCCCCATCTTCCACGGGCTTGATCAATAAGATAGTACTTGTTTTCTTTTGCGCCCCAGACCTGACCGCACACAAAAGAGCCAGGACCTGCTTTAAACGCGGTGTCCCAGCTTTGGATGACCCGATCAAACGAATCTGGGAGCTCGTCTACATACTCTATCCAAGAATCTTGAATCATGCCCCCGTCTTGAGGAACAGGTCTCTGCTGAAGCTGAGCAGATGCGGCAAAACTTCCAAGACTTTTCTTCAAAATATCAATGTCGTCTCTAGAAAACCGCTCAGGCCATAGAAGTTCACCCTCTTTTTTACGAGGGTCCCTCCATCCAATGCTCGTCTTGCTTCTTGAACCGTCGTATTCTGCGGGAAGCACAAGCTTTTCGTAGCCACCAAGGTCCTCAAGGTGCCCACAAATGTCTCCGAAATGAATTCGCTGTCCAATAACGATGCGTCTCGCCGTTTTAGGGTCATTGCCACGAGTAGACATCGTCTGATCCCACCAGTCAATGACCGCATCCCTAGCTTTTTCCGACTGAGAGTCTAGCACCTTGTGCGCGTCGTCAACCTGTATGAAATCACCACCCTCACCTGTGGCCGCACCAAGAACGGTGGTAGCAACACGCAC